AGTTGCATCTATTAAAATATCATTATATTTTAATATTTAATTACAAGATTTAATAATATCATTTTCATTAATTATATATGTTTTATATGTTAATTCTGAAATAATATTATCATTCGAATTCGTTTTAAATTCTTCAAATAAATTATTTATTTTAATATATATATTTAATGTATCTTCATTTTTTCCATATTTTATAAATATATCTTCAAATATATTATCAAATTTTTCATTAAAATTATTATAATTAATCATATATTAATATACTCTATAATAAAATCATTTTTTATATATAAAAAAGAAAATATAATAAATATTAATATATGATTAATTATAATATGAATGTATATAAAAAATCACCCGCATATTTTGGTAAAAATCCTTCTAATTTACCAATTGGTACTATTGATACAGGTATTGATAATTTATTATGGTATATTACTAATAAAAATGGTAGACCTGTATGGATTAGAAAAACAGACGATACTGATATAATGAATAATGAATTAAATAATATATCAAATAAATCAAATATTAATACTTCTAATTCCAAAAATGACAAAGGTACTAAAAAAAAATATACATTATATAATGAATATTTAGAAATTAAGATGAAAGAGTTAAAGGAAACTCATTTAAATATATCACCAAAAGAATTATTTAATATGGCTGTACAAGAGTGGCATATTATAAAAAAAAATAAAACAGAATTGAATAATTATTTATCAAAAATATAAAAAATGATATATAAAGTTTAAAATATTAATTATAATTATAATGTTGATTTCATTAAATAATTCGAAACCTATTATTATTATTGATAGTGGATATTATGTATTTTATAGATATTTTGCTACATATAAATGGTATATGTTTCAAAAAAAAGAGTTCACAGAAGAAGAATTTAATAAATCTTTTATTAAACATATGGAAGCAGATATTAAAAAAATAACAAAAAAATGGAAAACTGATATTTCTAATGTTATTTTTGGAATAGATTGTCCGAGAGCTAAAATATGGAGGAATGATATTTATAGTGAATATAAAGCTACAAGAACGCGCAATATAAATTTTAATCAAAATATTTTCAAAATATTTTACGATTATATTGAAAATAAAAAAATTATTAAATTATGTTTAGATAGACTCGAAGCTGATGATATTATTTATCTTATTCATAATAAATTAAAAACATTGTCGAAACAAAAAAAAATTATAATTACAAATGATAATGATTATCTACAATTAATTGATGATAGTACAAGTATTTATAATATGCAATTTAAAAATATTAAAGATAGGGGTTTTAATAATGGTCGTATTAATTTATATTATAAGTCATTAATTGGTGATAAAAGTGATAATATACAAAAAATTTCTTCTATTATTACTAAAGAATTAGCTGTTGAAATTTCTGCTATGAATGAAAATGAAATGTATTCATGGTTAAAAGATAAGGAATTACTTGATAAATTTAATTTTAACATGAAATTAATATCTTTTGATGAAATTCCTGGGGAATATATTGAAAAATTTAATAATATTTATAATTTTATTTGTGTTTAATTTATAATATTTCTTAATTAATTATATAATAATTTAATTTTTAAAAAAATAGTACATTTCTGTATTTTTTATTAATTTTATAAATCTTTTTATTATTTTTAATAATTTTTAAGAAATGTACTATTTTTTTAAAAAATGATTGTTTATATATGTTAAATATTTTATATGTATGACGTATATGAGTTTGAAAAATATTTAACTGATATGGAAAATATTAAAAAAACTATAGAAAAATATGGAGTTGCAATTTGTCCGATTTTAGATAATTATGAATGCGAAGAAATGATTAATAATAAATGGAATTTATTAGAATATTTAACAAAAGATTTTGAAATTCCTATTGATAGATATAATAAAAATACTTATAATCAAATTTTAGAATTATTTCCCAATCATAAAATGTTACTCCAACACTGGAAAGTAGGACATTCTGAACTTGTTTGGAAAGTTCGTCAAAATCCTAAAGTTAAACAAGCATTTTCAAAAATTTGGAACACAGATGATTTAATTGTTAGTTTTGATGGTGTAAGTATTTATATTTTAGATAAACCTACAAGAATTCAAAATTCTTGGTTTCACGTAGATCAGAGTTATACTAGAAATAACTTTGAATGTATTCAAAGTTGGATTAATGCTTATGATACAAACGAAGGGGATGCTACATTAGTTATATTAGAAAATAGTAATAATTTTCATAAAGAATTTAAAGAAAAATTTGATATTACTGATAAAAAAGATTGGTTTAAATTACAAAATAAAGAACAATATGAATTTTATATTAATAATAATTGTTTAGAAAAAAAAATTAAATGTCCAAAAGGCTTTGGTGTATTTTGGGATAGTAGAACTCTTCATTATGGTAATCCTGTTGATAAAACTTCACCTGACAATTTTAATTTTAGATGTGTTGTTTATATTTGTATGACTCCAAGAATTTTAGCTAATCAAAAAGAATTAGATAAAAGAAAAAAAGCTTTTAATGATTTGAGAATGATTTCTCATTGGCCTCATAAAGTTAGATTATTATCAAAATATCCACAAACTTATGGTAAAAAAATAAAAAATATTAAGGATATTACATTCGATATAGTTTCAAATTATATTTCAGAAAATGGGTTAAAATTAATTTAACTATAAAATTTAATAACATCATTGTTTATTATAAATGCATCCTTATCTAAATTGATTAATTTTATATTATTTAATGATTTCGCGCGAGATAATCCCGTATATAATTGTCCAGCCGCAAATATATTTTTACTACCATCTATCTCTATTGCATCTAATGTACTTCCTTGTGATTTATGAATTGAACATGCATATGCTAAACGAATTGGTAAAAATATTGTAAATGTACCTTCATTTATATTATCATCATTATAATAAGATATTCTATGAAATTTTTTTTTTATATCAGATACTATTATATATGATTTAGCTAATTTTTCTACTATACATCGTGTTCCATTAACTAAACCAGAATCTATATCTATATTTCGTGTTATCATTACTTGACTACCTTTAATTAATTTTACAATATATTCATCTGGATTTATCGTTTTATCTGTACAATGTATATTATATTTATATATATATTCTAACCCATTTTCATCAAAGTTTTCTATTATATTACAATTACTAATTAATTTATTTAATTCTTCATCTATTTCTGGGTAACAATTTATTATTTTAATATTATTAATATCGAAATTTAATAAATCTAAACAATTTCTTTTACAATATAATATTTTGAAATTATTGTTATTTATTTTATCAACATTTTTATTTAAAGAATATAATTTTGTTGGTATTATATTATTATCAAATATTGTTTTTTCTAATGTTAATAATCTTTTATAAGTTGAACTTGTTATTCTTCCTATTCTAAATTCTTCTAATATCTTTTGAAATTCTAAATCTCCTGATTGTCTTACTGATTCTTTTAATTCTATCTTTTTCATTCCTATTTTTTCCCATATTTTTGATTTAAAACAATAGTCTCCTGATATTGGTGATAATTGACAAAAATCACCTATTAATATTAATCTTATTCCACCAAATGGTTTATTGATTTTTCTTATTTTACTTAATATTTCAGAAATCTTTTCAAATAATTCTTTATTCATCATTGATATCTCATCGATTATTAATGTATCTAAATTATCTAATATTGTAAATCTTTTTCTACTTTTTTTTATTTTTTCTACTAATTTTTCTACTGATTCTTTTCCCAATCCTATTCCCAAAAATGAATGTAATGTCTGTCCTTTAATTAAAATCGCAGCACAACCCGTCAAAGCTGTTATTCCAATTTTATATTTAGAACTTTCTAAATATTTAACTATTTCCATTAAAGTATATGATTTACCTACTCCAGGAGGTCCAGTTAAAAATATACTATCGCCATTTTTAATAACATTTAAAGCTTCGAGTTGTCGATTATTTAACATTATATTAATATTAAATATTAATAAAAATCATTTTTTTATTCATATAAAGTACTATATAATCCACACATTACTACTGAAAATATTACTATATTTATATAAATTATGCTAATGACTATCATATTTTATTTATATCAATAACAACTTTTAATATTATTATTTCTTTAAATGTTTATCTAATTTACTTTTCTCTGACTTTTTAGCTTTTATAAATTTAATACCATTACCAATTTGTTGATTTATTTCATTTTTATTTTTTTTACCAAAATTTAATTTTACTAATCTCCCACCAGACTGGCGCTTATTATTTATTGAATCTCCATCATCATCTTCGGATGACGACGAAGATTCTGATTTTTCCAATAAAATATTATCAAGTTTTATATTATTTATTAAAGATAAATCTGGATATTTAATATATATATATATATTATTTTCATCAATATATGGATAAAAATGGAAAGAAATATTAATTTTATTTTGTATATAATACTTTTTATCTTCGTAATTTGTTGATATTTGTTGAATAATATTATCATACTTTGCAGTATTAATTAAATTCCACGATCCATCGGATGATTTATCATCATTATCATCAATTTTTGAATAATATATATATCCATGTGAATTATTCTGGTCACTTGTCTTGTTTAATTCTTCATCTTCTTCTTCTTCTTGAATACTATTAGAAGGAGAAGTTGGTTCATCTACATTCAATTCGTCATCTTTTTTATTTGTTAAGCGATATTTGTCATCAAACTTAAAATCACTTATTAAAGTAGGAATGCCATTGGCAAAGAATCTATTTTTTTGATCTTTATAAAAAACCTCATACTTTTGTTTTAAATTATATTTGTTATCATCATCAATTGTTAATATTAATTCTACATCATTATCATTTTCTGTATATATAATATTTATTTTTTTGTTATCAGATTTATATTCGAAATTGTTATTATTCTTTTTTGTGGTTTTATTTTCAACGAGGGAGAAAGTATGAACGAGGGATAAAGTATTCACCGAATCATATAAATATAACTCTTTATTATTCTTAATCCATTTTATAAAATCTTTCGGACCTCCACCTTTCTGCGAGGTAATAATATTATTTAATCTAATTATTAAATTTTCTTTCCATTTATTGTAAACTAAATCTAAATATTTACTCGATTCTAAATAATTACTCGATTCTAAATCATTACTCAATTCTTGATATTTAAATTCAACGGGTTTATCAATATATATAATTTTATTAGAATTATCAATATCTTTAGTTAAATAATAATTTGTTTTTATTGAATCATGATTATTAATAATATTATCAATATATTCTATATATTCTTTATCATTTGGGTAAAGTTCTTCCCAATTATCTTTATTACCTTTAAAAACCCAACCGATTAATTCTGACATATTAAATAATACTTCTTCTGATTAATTATATTATTTTTTTATATAAAAAAATAAATCTTAATTTAATAAAATAATTAATGAATAATTTATATAATTTGTTAAATATACAAGATTATATAATAAATATTATAATACCATATACATATAAAACACAAAATACTGAATTATTGGATGATATAATAAATTATAATATAACAAAAGAAATAATAATAGAAAAATATAAGAAAAAAATATAATTTTTTAACAAACGGAATACAATTATTGGAAGATATATATTGGTTAAAAAATTATTTATATTTTAATAATAATAAAGTTATTCAGAAGGATATTTAGAAGTATATTATGAAGAATTGTTAAGATTATATAATATAAAAATAAGGAAGATGTTAAAAAATATATAAATGTGATGGATGGATGTGATATAAATAGATAAATAAATTTTTATCGGGGTATATTAAGGATAAATCATAGATAAGATTTTATAAAAAAGATAGAGGAATTTTAAAAATATATAAGATATAAAAATTATAAATAAATATATGATACCAAAAATAATACATCAAACTTGGATAGTAGATAATAAATGGAAAAGTAAAAATATGCCAGAAATATTTGAAAAAATATATAATAAAAATCAGGAAATAAATAAGGGTTATGAATATAAATTATGGAATGATAATGTTGAGGAAATATTAGAGAATGAATATCCCAAATTATATGAAATTTATAATAAAACAATATTAGGAGTACAAAAAAGCGATATATCAAGATTGGTAATATTACATAAATATGGAGGTATATATATGGATTTAGATATATTATTGGTAAAATCATTAGATAATTTGTTAGATTATAATAGCGATAAATTATATTTTGGCTATGAACCAAAAGAACAGACTGAATATTTATATAAAAGTGATAAATATATATGTAATGCATTTATAGTATCGCCAAAAAATAATGTATTAATATTAAATATGATAAATACAATAATAGAAACATATAATAATTGTGGGAATATAATATTTCAAAAATTCAATATATTTGGTTCTGATATATTCAAATATATAATAAATAATAGTGATAATAATTTATATGAAATAATAGATAGAGAATTAATATATCCAATAAATGATATAAAATTTGATATGTTACCAAGTTCAGAAGATGATTATAAATTAATAAGAGATGGAATATACTATAAAAAAAATTATATGATACATTATTGGATACATTCCGGATTTGAAGGCAAAGATATATTAGAAAATTATAAATATAAAAATGATAAAACATTAGAAAAGAATATATACGAGTTTATGTGTTTATTATATCCAAATAATAAATATATAAAAAAATGATTAATAATATATATATAGCAAATAAATAAATGGGAAATAATTATTTTAATATAATAAATAACGAAAATAGTTATATATTAGGACTGATATTATTAAATATATTATCTATAAATGAAAATAAGGTAGTAATATCGATAGATGAAAATATATTACATAATAAAAAGATAAAAAAAAATCTAAGGGATATTTCATCTAATTATTACTCGATGGCAAAAGAAAGTAAATTTATATTAAATAAAGATATTTTAAAAGATATAAGAAGGCATATAAAAAGTCATAATTTATATGAACCAAGAATTGATTTGATAATAGATGAAAATAAATTAGAGGATATAATGGGTTTAATTAGAATATATTTTGAATATAATGGAAATATAGAGATGCGAAATGACAAATCTTATGTATATATATCATCAACAAATAATAGTATAATAAAGAGTATAAAATCTAAATTTTCTATACCATGTAGTATAGAAAATATATACGAATTAGATTTAATAACATTAATATATAATGATGCAAATTGTATAGATTTTTTAGGAAATATTTATTCTAATATAAATGATAATCATGTATCAATATCTTTATATAATAAATATTTAAATATTATAAATAATACAAAAGTAATACAAACAATAAATGTATATAAAACATCTGATGGGGCAATATTACCATCAAAATGTCGTGAATCTGACGCTGGATATGATTTAACAATAATATCAGAAATAAAAAAATTTAATAGAATAACAACATTATACGATACAGGAATTAAATTGGATATACCGAATGGATATTATGTAGAAGTATTCCCCAGAAGTTCATTAAGTAAATTTGGATATATGTTAGCAAATAGTGTCGGTATAATAGACCAAGGTTATAAGGGTAATATAATGATAGCATTAACAAAAATATGCCAAGAATCTGATGATATAGTATTACCATTTAAATGTTGTCAAATGATATTAAAAAAACAAATATATTCAAACATAAAAGAAACAAGGACGGAATTAGAAATAACAGAGAGAAATATTGGAGGTTTTGGGAGTACAAATAATTAATATATAATTTATCTTTTTCTTGTAGCTGCTTTTTTAGGAGGAGCTGCTTTTTTAACTGGAGTAGTTTCTTGAACATCTTCTTCTTCAGCTTCTTCTTCAGCTTCTTCTTCGACTTCTTCTTCTTCTTCTTCTTCTTCTTCTTCTTCTTCTTCTGGAACACTATTAGAAGGAGGAGTTGGTTCATCTACATTCAATTCGTCATCATTTTTCCAATCTTCTTCATCATCTTCGATAAAAGTCATTTTATTATTTTGAAATAGTTGGAATTTTCCAGTAATAATTTTCCAAGAACAACCATATTTGCCACCAGCAAACCAAATACCAGTCAATTGAATAATAAGTTGTGATTTAGCACCTTTAAGTTTATTCATAATATCAGTAAATTCAATTTCATTACTATCCATATCATAAGCGTCAATTAGAATTTTATCATTTTTAGGATCATATGGAATTTTGGCTTTAAAAGTTGGAGGATATTTACCAAGTTCTTTTCCAGTATTGGGGTCCTTGTCAACTTTAATAATAGGAGAGAATAATTTTTTAACAAAAGCTTTATTGTCATCAAAATCATCTTTAAACCATGCTTGACGATTAGTAAATGCATCATCAATAATTTTATTTTCAATTTCTTTAAGTTTATCGTGAAACGATTTAACTTTAGAATTTTCATCAATACCTCTGAAAGAGAGAGTTAAATCATATTTTTTATCTTCATTAGCTTTTACTTTTTTTTCTTCACCCGCTTTCTTGTCTGGATCAAACCCTTCACCAAGACCATAAGGAAGAGGAAGCACAGGTGTTTGAATTGTCAATTTTTCACTACCATAATTAACATATACAGATTTAGCACCAGATTTAAGTGTTTTTACTTCAGAATATTTAAGTTTGTTGATATCTACAGATTTTGCGAGAAGAGGAGTTCCAGACATAATATATTATATGTATATTTTCTTATATATATTATAAAAATAAACAATCATTTTTTTTTTTAAATTGAAATTTTAGGCAATAGCGTCAATAAGGAAAGTACTAATAATTTTAGCTGTAATTATAAATATACTAATAATAATTAAAATAATAAAGGAGTGCCATAAAAATGTAAACATTTTAGTGAGACCATGAATAGCATTATTAGAAAGAATAATGCTAAATATACAACCCACCGCTGTTAATAATACAAAAATAGAAAAATCTTTAGCTGAATTTTTTAATGGTCCTGGTAATATATTAGTAAAAAATTTAGAAATATTTAATTTACTATCTTTTCCATTATTTGTAAATTCTTGAATAAATAATAACACAATAGTAATAGCTAATAATAAAAATCCGAATATTTTCAAAACATCCCAAAAATATACTATAGTTGTTGCGCCAGCAAGAGAACCTATATATATAATAAAATACATAGCAAATATTAAAACAATAATAGCCCAAAATATTTTAGAAATTAAATTATTTTTATCCATTAATGCAAGGAATCCTTCAAAAATAGATTTAAAAATAACCATTAAAAACATTAGAGGTATTAAAAAAGGAAATGGATTCATTATATTTTATCTTTAATAATAAGAGATATAAATAAATTAAATAAAGATATATATAAAAAATATAAAAATTATTAAAGTAATAATAGTAAATTTTAAAAAGGTCATAATTTTAGATATATAATCTTTATATATAATGGTTTGCGAATAATAAATTTTAAGAGGTAAATAAAATATAAATAATATACTTAAAATAATAAATAAATTATATACAATTAATTCAATTTTATAATTACTCATTTTAATAATTATATAGATAAAAATTTAATATTATTTTTAGAATTACATTTATTATTTATAATATTGTTAAAATTTTTATTAGAATAATAGAAAATAATACCTTTATTAAGTAAATTATATTTGAATAATTTTAATTCTTTTAATATAGTATTTTTAGAAATATTAATAATTTTTTTATAGATAGTTTTTTTATGAATTATAGGTTTTTTTAATAATAAAAAATGTTTATAATAATTATTATAAGATGTAAGATTATAAAATTTGTTGTTTTCGAAAGTTATATTATATGTATTTTTAATATATTTAAATTTTGAAATATTAGAGTAATCTAATTTAGAAATAATATGTAATAATTCTTTGATAAACAAATGAATATTATTAGAATTAACAGATGTTTCTATATAATATTTTGAAGATTTTTTGTTATAAGGGTCAATGTCTAATACAAGTCTTATATAATAAATATAACCGAATTCAAATCGTAAATTATAAAAAACTCCACCATTATAATTAAATAATAATTTTGATAAATAATCAAGAGCAATATGTTTATCAGAATTAAGTTCAATATCTTCATGAACAATAAATTTGAGTAATATATTTTTATTATAAATATTTTTCTTATTTTTAACATGTATAATTTTCATATTATTATTATTATAATTAAATACTGGATATTCAAGTTTATTTTTAATGGTTTTATTAAAATTAAAATATTTATTCAACAATTTAATAGTATTTTTAATATTATTTTTTTTACACGATACAGATATTACAATATTATCGAATAATATTTTATTATTTATATAATTATATATATTATTAATATTATATTTTTTAAGATTAGAAATATCTATATTATAATCTAATATTTTTGCTAATTTTTTATATAAAAAATAATTTGTTTTATTATAAAAATCGTAATCGTTTTTATCTATTATATTATTTAATTCTTGATAAACTGCTTTTTTTTCATTTTTAATAATAGTTTTATCATATTTAAATTTTTTAATAGTATTAGATAAAATATCAATAAAAAATTCTAAATTTTTATAAAATCCTGTTATCCAAAATGATGTAAAATAATTAGATACATGT